TACCATTAGCACCCGTTTCTACTTCTTTTTTTAAAAACTTAAAAAGATTCATTTCTTTTATTTTCTTTTCTGTATGTTTTAAAAAACTTTCTAATACTTTTGTATCTCTCACTAGCAATTCCACTTTCTAAGTGACTTAGATAATCTATCTTTAGACATTTTATTATCCTTTTATAATTGCAACACAAGTGGGACAACTTTTTATAAATCTTACATGAGACCCACAGTGCATTTGTTTTTCTTCATGAACCGGTATTTCTGGTTCATAGGTTCCTTCGTAAATTTCAAGATGTTCATCTGGGCATTCGCATGCTTTGATATGAAATAAATTACAAATGAATTTTTTAATTGATTTGAACATTTATTTTTTCTTATCTAAAATTTCAGCTATTTCTTTATTAGTATTTTTAAGAGGAACGGTAGTCCTAACATTTCTTTTACCTTCTTCATTTAAAACAGCTATAGTTTTATCTTTTGATTTAACTACGCTATCTTGAATATCTCTTTTTTCTTTTAATCTTTTTCCAGGTTTAACAGAATTAATGACAGGTGAAGGTTTAGGTTTAAGTAAACTTTTAATTGCTTTATACGCTTTAAAATATTTTGACATTATTTTTATCCTTATTATTTTCTTTTTATCAGATCTGTTGCCTTAAGTCCATAGACAGATGCAATGACTCCAACAAAAATAGTTTGGTACCAAAATGGTAAATTTCCAAAGTGTAGGAAGAATAACTCCATTTTCTCCATATGTACAGGATTATCTGACCAGACTGACCATCCCAACATTACGATTGGAATTGACAGCAAGACCAAAATAAATTCGTCTTTCCAGTCCGATTGTCTTGCTTCTAGTAATTTTCCAGAATACTCTAATTCTCCAGTACTCATTTTCTGAGCATGTTTCATAGCAGCATCCGACATAAGCATCTTTGTCTGTTGCTTATTTTTGTAAATGTGTGAGCCTGCAGAAACGGCTAATTTAATTGCCGATAACCACATATTAAAACCAAGTAGCTTTTTGAGGTTTTCTAGTCTTTGTACCTTTAACAGTTACTGTGTCACCTTGAGCAATGTAGTTTCTTCCTCTGATACTTGTTTGAGATCTAGGATCTATGTGCAAGTTTTGAGAAGACTCTTCTACTTTAACTCCGCCACTAGCGTAACCATCTTTGTTTACTCCAACTGCTTTTGTTATTTTTGAGTTCTTCATAATTTTCTCCTAATTGTTAATATACTAATTTCTCGGCCCTTTCAAGCGATTAACATCCTTCGCTTTCATAGCATCTGAGGTTAATTTTACTTCTGCAGACAATTCTGACTTAGCCATAGCTGTATCCGCTCTTAAATTAGCTAAATCCTCATTCTGTTGTAGTTTTGCTTCATCTAGTTGTTGACCTTGTAAAAATTTAGTTTTATCTAAATTAATTCTAGCTTCATCTTCTTTTTGTTTTCTTTCTGCATCCATTGCTTTAAGATCAACTTCTCTTTCTTTAAGTTTTAATAATGGATCATGATCAAATTGATCTGTGATAGCTTTTTCTTCCTTCATAAAGTCTTCAGTCATCTCAGCAATTAGAATAGCTTTTCTTGCTTCAATCTTTTGTGAGATTTGTTGCATCTGTTGTTGAGCTTGAGGATTCTGAACAGCCGCTTGTTGCATTTGTGGTAACATTTGCATTTCTTGTGGGAACTCTAGTTGTACTTGCTCCTGGGCCATGATTGAAATATGTTCTAAAATGTTTTTCTCTAACGCTGCAGTGATACTCGGATTATTTCTAACAAAATTAGAAGCCATAAAACTTAAGTGTGCTGTAACGTGTGCTCTGTGATCTTGACCTGGAAACGCTTGAAAAGGTTTTGCTCCCATTGCATCAATATGTTCTAACGCCGGATCTTTCGGTTGATTTTGTGGTGGCGCAGGTAAGATTGAATCTATATCCTTTACACCAATTGCTGAATACATATTTCTATAAGCCATATACATATTATGCATTTGTGGATTAGATTGAGCTAATTGTAATTGTGTTTGTGCCATTGATATTCTTTGACTCATTGAGAATATGTTAGGATCTGCTACCGGTAGAATATCTACCTTGTCATCAAAATCTGTAACTTTAACATTTCTCGATGCCCCTGGAACATCATAAGGATATTCAGGAGGTAAATAAGTTTTAAAGATATTTGAAAGTAATTTAAATTCATTCTTAAGTGAAGCGTACAACCTTTTATGGATTGCTGACATCACTCTTGAACCACGTTCTAAAAGAGCTACAGTTGTACCAACAGCTGCTTGTTGGTTCCCATCACCAACTTGCATGTCAGCAATTGATGCGAATCTTTGTCCTGCTTGAACTACAATACCCATCAACTGCAATAAAGTCTGTGAAGGTTCTTTGTAGGGTAAGAATACGAAAGCATCTTTTAGATTACCGCCTGGAGTATCTACATCTTTAAATTCTCCGGGTTGAATCGCTGTAGCGTCATCTTGAACTCTGACACCTCTTTGTTTAAATCCTGCTGGTAAATTTGATAACGTTCCTGCATCTAATAACTGACGAAGCGCTGCAGTTGCAGTTCTGCTTAATCCACCAATCATATGAATTAATCCTAAACCATAAAAACCTAATCCTGGTAAAAATTTAAAATGAACAAAATATTGAATCTTATTTTTCTTAGGGTCTTCAGGTTTAAAGTTTCTTCTAATTGATAAAACTTTTCTACTACTTTCTTCGATTGTTACAATGTAAGGTAGTTTTATTCCAGTAGGCTCACCATCGGGCCCCACGTCTTCAAAACCTTCTAAATCTAAATTAACATGACACTCAATTAAAGTGTACATTGACTCTGCTTTATTTGATTTTGTAACTCCTTCTATTTCTCTCTCTTTTTCTTTTAATTCATTAGAATTTGAATCTTGTGGTTTTGATAATTCTATATCAGAATAGAATCCAGCTACTTGTTGTTTTCTTAAATCATTTTCAGATATTTTAATAACATGAATAACTGCTTCCGCATCATCTAATGAAGTCGCTGTATAAGGGACTACTAAATCATCTGCTGGAATAAATTTAGATACGGCTCTTCCAAGCAAATCATCATAATAAACTTTTTTAAATGTAGATCCTGCTAAAGGAAGATAGAATAACATTTGGTCAAACTCAGGTTCATATTCTTTCATTTGATCCATCAATTGATAGTTCATAAAATCTTTAACTCTTTGAGCTTGTGCTTCTTTTGGAGGGGTTGCTGAACCCATGACCATCGTTCTAACCGGTCCATCTGAAGGTAGTAATTCTTTATAAGCTAATGCTTGAAACTGTGTAACCGCTTCTGCAAGAACAGGGTGAGTTGCACCACTTGCTCCTTGGAAAGGTTCTGTTCTATTATCGTATTTAAATCCTAATAAATCCAATCCAGTAATGTAAGTTCTTTCCCAATCTGCACGAGAAGTTTTATATTCTGCGTAATCACTTTGTAATTCACTACCAATAAGATCAGTAGTATCTTCTGGAAGAAGATCATTTAAATTTGCAAACGGATCTCCTGAATCTGGCATTTGAACTGCATTTGGATCAAAGTCGATAGTTGCTCCACCATCTTCTTCATCTGTAATTTCTATTGGACCTTTACCTAATTCATCTGCAACATCAACCTCTTCCATTTGCTCTTTTATAAGCTCATCTTCAGGTCTAGTATTAGGAAGGGTTTTATCTATATCTGCCATATTTTTTATCCTGTATTGGTTTATCTTGTTTCTTCTCTTTAATCAACCCTCGAGAATTGGGTCCTTTTAAAGGAGGGATCTCTTTCCATTTAACATGTTTCATGTTTTTTACAAGTGTTGGATTGTCTTTAGTCATAATACTTTTTCATTAAATCAGCTAATCCACCTTGGGCTAAATTAGATACTCCTCCTGCATCGGCGACTCTTTGGTTTTTTATATATTTATTAATTTGATTGTCGTCCATTCCCATTTCTTCACGAGTTATATTAGAATCTATTAGCATTTTATCAATTTGTTGTGAGGAATAAGTTGGTACATCTTTGTCCATTTGCTCATATCTTTTTTTTAATCTTTGTTTGTCAGCTGTA